TCATGATATGATAAATCAATTAAATAAAGAGTTAGAAGATTTAAATAATGTTGAAAAAAATATATTAAGTGATATAAATAAAGTTAAACATATAATTATAAATCATGAGTTTAACGAAGTAAATAATATAAATAGTATTTTAAAAAATAATGTTATAAAAAATAATGAATATTCTAATAATTTAGATATAAATAATGAAAAATTTGAAGAAAATAACGATATATCTATAGATATATCTATCGATAATGGTATTCAAAAAAATAACAATAATATTATAAAAGAAATTACAAGGTATTGTATTATGATTTTACAAGTTATTAATAAAATACATGATAGAGGTATAGTTCATCGTGATATTAAACCTGAAAATTTTATGATAGGTTTATCTGACACAATAGATGGAGGTATAGAAAAAAGAGTATATATTATAGACTTTGGGCTTTCATCATTTTATGTAAAGAATGATAAACATATTGTAAATAATAAAAGTGGTACAGTTGGAACGCCTGTATTTATGAGTAGACATATTCACGAGGGAAATACATATTCGCGACGTGATGATATAATTTCATTATTATATGTTATTATTTATTTAATAAAAGATACACTACCATGGAGGGGATTACATTTCGCATCATATGATATAAAAGTAATAACTACATCAGATGAACTATGTGCTGGAATGCCGCGTGTTTTTAAAAAATTGATGGACTATGCTTATAGCTTAAATTTCGAAGATAAACCTGATTATTCATATATGATACGACTGTGTAAAAACCTATTGAAAGTAATAGACTAATATTATATGTAAAATGTAAATTATATATTTTGCATTATTGTTGTTGTTAATATTTTACGAATATACATAAATATTTAAAAATACTTAAAGCCACTACACATATTATAGTATCAACACATAGTAAATGAGTTCTGAGAGTTCTTCTGTTACATCAGCCCCTGTTCGTCTTACTGGGCGCGTGAAGTGGTTTAATAATAAGACAGGTTTTGGTTTTATTTCGGTTGTTGGTGGCGACGATCTATTCAAAGATGCTAGCGAGATCTTTGTTCACCACTCAGCGGTTACTGTAAGTCAGGAGCAATACCGTTATTTGGTAGAAGGTGAGTATGTAGAGTTTGTGGTAGTTAGCACCGATTCAGGAACTCATAAGTTTCAGGCTGGGGATGTTCGCGGCGTGAAGGGGGGCAAGTTGTTTTGTGAGACGCGTCATGAACATCGCGCATCGCAGGATAATAATGCAAGTGGTGAGAAGAATGAGAATGAGAGTGAGGGTGAGAGAGGTAGACAGCCTATGCGTGGTGGTCGTGGGCGTGGAGGTTATAGTGGTCGTGGGCGTGGAGGTTATAGTGGTGGTGAGCGTGGAGGTTATAGTGGTAGTGGTGGTGAGCGTAGTGGTGAGCGTAGTGGTGAGCGTAGTGGTGGACGCGGTGGTGAGCGTAGTGAGTGGATGTTGGTTCGACAGGATCATAATGATTCGCGAGGAAGAGATAGAGAACGTTCATCTCGTCCTGATAAGCGTCCTACCTTTGTCCACGCTGCATCTACTACAAAATCTTCAACAGTGCCTGTTGTTGAAACAAGTGATGACGTTCCTGAAACTCCCCGTGCAGCTCCAGCAAAGAAGCCTCGTCAGTCTAAGCCAGTGGCTTAATTAATTTCCATCCAAAAATAAATTCTTATAAAATATGTATATAGCTATTAATTTGTTATTATAAATATAACAAATTAATCAAATGTTTAATAATAATATTAATAATTTTATTTTTTTCTAGTCAATAACTGTCTTCTAAGTTTTTGTTTTTTTGATAAATATTTACTTCTTTTTATAAGAGAATATTTTTTTCCAGGAAATCTTAAAAGACGCGGATGCTTTTTGCATGTAAAATTGCTATGACGAATACCTTTACGACGAAATATGGTATCATTACAAATAGCTACAGCGCGAGATTCGTTTGCATCTTTTGAATCAGTCTTACTATCCGCATTACTATCCGCATTACTATCCGCATTACTATTTTTAACCTTTTTAATACACTTGCATAATTTTTCCGCCAGGATTTGTTCAGCTTTAATTTTTATTTTTTTAGAGGTATCGGATAAATCAATGGGTATATCATAATAATCTAAAATTTTTATGTAGTCGTTTTTTTTTAAAACACCCATTAACAATTATAGTTATATTAAAATTAGATAATATTTTAATATAACTTTCTATATAAAAATATATATAAAAATATATATAAAAATATATTTTTATTTAAATGCCTAAATTAATAAAAAACATAAAAAAAGTTGTTGTTTTTGATTTAGATGAAACTCTCGGATATTTCGGCGAGTTTGGCAGATTTTGTATATTATTAGATGAATATTATAAAAATACCGATAAATCCTACAGTATTTTTAACGAGCTAATGGATTTATATCCAGAATTCGTTAGACCGAGTATGTTTACTATTTTAAAATTTTTGTTACAAAAAAAGAAAGAAGGTAAATGTCAAGCAATTATGATTTATACAAACAATACTGGAGAACGAAGATGGGTTGAACACATTAAGGGTTATTTTGAACATAAATTAAATTCAAAAATATTCGACCAGATTATATCTGCTTTTAAAATAAATGGCGTAATTATAGAAATAAATAGAACAACGCATGATAAATGTATCGATGACTTTTTCAGATGCACAAAATTACCATCCGAAATAGAAATATGTTTTGTCGATGATATATTTCATCCAAAAATGGGACACGATAATGTATATTATATTCACGTAAAAGAATACAAATACATTTTACCATCTGATGAATTAGTAAATAGATTTTTAAATTCACCCCTTTCAAATGATATAGAAAATAAAGAAGATTTCAGAAAATTTTCAAAATCAAGACTAAAATATAATGTATTAGAAAAAAGCACGCATGAGCATGATATAGATGTTATTGTTAGTAAAAAAATGTTAGAACATATAAAAGAATTTTTTAATAAAGATGAACCGAAATTAGAATACAAAGATTATAAGCATCTATCTAAATCATTCAAAAAACATACAAAACCGAATTTTAATAAGACACTTAAAAAAAATAAATTTTACCATCCATAGTTTAAAACCATACAACAGTTGAATAACTTTATATATGGTCTCGAAGTTTGGATGCCGTGACAATCTCAAGTGCACGCAAATGTTTCTTGGTCTTTTTGTGACTGTTCATGTTAAATAACTGAACTTCACATCCACACTCGCAACTAATCTTTGTTTTTGCTTTCTCGAGAATTTCATCCCTCCTTTTTTGGTAATAATCCTTATTATAATTTTTAATTTTATCTCCTTGTTCTTTATTGTATTTCTTCTGATATTCTAATTTTCTCTCCCTATTTTTGTAGTAGTATCCACTCTTTTTTTCACCTCCTTCTGCACTTGCATTATCATGTGCATCATCGTGTGCGTCATCATGTTCACAATCAATCACGGGTAATTCTCTCTGTTCGATTTCTCTTTCATTTTCTTCTTTGTGCATATCGATTGGAATCGTATTATTTATAATATTATTTATATTGTTGTTGATGTTGTTGTTGTCGTTGTCGTTGTTGTTGACAGCAGCGAACAAGTTGATTCGCAGATGCTTCACTTTGACAGATTTGGTAGATACAGATGCCATCTCAACAACGATGTGTGCTTTAGGTTGTGCATATAATTAACATGAATAATTTCGTTTCAATTTTTTATGTCTTGAAATATATACCTTCAATGTAAAATTGTTACAGTTTAGTATAAGACCTGCAACAGAATTTGTCAAGTTTTCCTAAAAATATTGCATTCGTTTCTTTATGTCTCGTCATTACTTCATCGGTAAGTGTAACATCTGTAACAAGAATCTTTTTTTTCTCTTGCAACCAATATGTATATGGAGGACTTTTTATAGTTGTTGTATTATCATTAGTATTATTCATTCTAATTTTATGCCGTGTTTGATTTCCTATTCTGGATGCCTGAACTTCTTCGGAAAACCATCCGTAGTATTGGATCTCGTCGCATCGTTTAACAATAAAACTATCGGCAATTTGTTGTTGTGTTTCTAAGACTTTATCTAAAAGGCTACGTGCATTATCGGTTTCAGACATAGACGAATACGAAGAGATAGATGAATACGAAGAGATAGACGAATACGAAGAGATAGACATATTAAAATATAATTGTTTGTTTTGCAGTATATTTGTTTATATTTACTCATAAATTATTTTCAATTTTATTTTAAATTAAAAATAATTATAGTATATTTAATTCTAGATACATATACGTGATTATATTAGATTACTACGCACCCACCTTACCTACGATAACGTCTCCTCGAGTTTCTATGCGCAGCTGACTTACGATGTTTACGCGATTTATGCTTCATGTGTCTTCGCCTGGTTCGTCTTCGTGTTCGCGTTCGTCTTCCACCACCCATCATGTTTTCACTTTTATTGGGTGA